AACGCTGCAAATTTAAATGTTACAGGCAATGTTTTAACACCAAACAGACCAGCATTTAGAATAAAACTTTCTGATGCTAATGGAGAAACATTTGGAGCTAATAGTGGTCAGACATATACTGTTGCATATGATGATATATTTCCATTGTTTAAAAGTAACCACCGAACTGTAGAGCAAAATGTTGGTAATTGTATTACATTTCATGATCGTGTAACATCCACAGGCACAGGAGCATATTGGAAATTTACTGCACCAGTGGCAGGACTTTATGCATTTGGTCTTTGCTGTGAGGTAACAGCACTTGCTGGAGACTGGGTATCAATGGGATTTAAAACAAATGAAACCACAAGTAATAGTTTTATGACTTATTCACTTTTTAGTCATTTAAATGATGACGATGATGATGCTGGAAAAAGAGCGACTTGTAATGGACACATCACAATTAATTTAGCAGCAGGTGGAATCGTTGTTCCTGGCTGTCAGTCTCACAATAGTTCAAGATTGAACAACCCTGCTAACTATTGGTATGGTTATTTGCTAGGATAAATAAAAGAAAAATATTATGTCATCAGAATTAAGAGTCGATAGAATAGTTCCAGTTGATGGTGTCCCCACTGGTGGTGGGGGAGGTATTGTTCAAGTAAAACAAACTGTAGATTCTACTTCATCAACACAAATTACTGGTACAAGTTACCAAGATGCTGGATCATTAAGTGTTAGTATTACACCTAAATTCAACACAAGTAAAATTCTTATTATGGCAACCACTAATATACAAGCCTTCGTGTCAGCACAAGAGGTTAGTGGTGGACTCAGACTTCTTCGAGATTCATCTGAAATAATAGAATATCCTTATGCATTTGTAATGGAGGCTGGAACTTCTGGTGGTAGTAGAATTTTTTATAACACTAATCATAGTGCAACTTTTCTTGACTCACCATCCACAATAAGTGCAGTGACTTATAAAGTTCAATTAAAATTGTATGGCACATCTAATGGTATGAAATTGGTTTATAATCAGAATTCTAGTAAGAGCACTATTCTTGTGATGGAGGTTTCAGCATAATGTCAGAATTAAGAACCAATAAAATAATTCCAAGAGATGGACTACCTTCTGGAACTTCAGGTGACTTAAAAGGTGGTGGAATACTTCAGATTGTCACAAAATTCAAAAAAGATGCACAGATTATTACTGGATCTGGTAATGTTACACAAAATCAGGAGTATACTATAACTGGATTATCACTTACAATCAAACCATCTCGTTCATCAAACTTAGTTTGGGTGCAGGGATTTGTTTCTCATAATTGTGATAGTAATCAACAAGCATCATTCTATGTTTCAAGAAATGGAACTAATGTATCTCCCATTGGTGATGCGGGTAGTGGTAATCAGAAAAGAGTGTTTGTAAGTGCTCAAGGTAATCAGGATTATCATAGTGATTGGGTTGTAAAAAATACACCATTCTGGTTCATGGATAATCCAGCAACAACTTCTACAGTAACTTATCAAGTTGGTGCTATAATGGGAGTTAGTGGTTCACAATACTTGTATATCAATAGGAGTCAGAGAGATACTAGTGGAACTGGTTATGATCTTAGAGCAGTATCTAATATCACTGCTTGGGAAGTATCAGGATAAATACTAATAAAACGACATGAGCATAGTAAGTGTAGACAATATACAACCGATTGGAAGTGGCACAACTGTTACGGTGAACAAGAGTGTCACCTTAGAATCTGGCAATACAAATATCACAGGTGTTTGCACAGCAACATCATTTAGTGGTAGTGGTGCAAACTTAACTTCATTACCAGCAGCAAACTTAACTGGAACACTTCCTGCAATTAGTGGTGCAAATTTAACGGGAGTATTATCAGATTTAGTTGAGGACACTTCACCGCAGTTAGCAGCTAACTTAGATGTTAATGGAGCAAATATTTTATTTGGAGATAGTTCTGCTGCTGGTACTAACTTAAACAGATTAAAATTTGGTGCTGGTACAGATCTTCACATTTGGCATAATTCGGGCACAGGAAATAGTAATATTAGTAATTACAATGGAAATCTTTATATTCAAGGTAATAATGGAAGTGGCACTGGTGTAAATCAAATCGCTATTTTGTCAAATGCGGCTGTTGAATTAAATTATCAGGGAAATAAAAAATTAGAGACAACTAACACGGGCGCAACAATTACTGGAAATTTAGCATTTCCATCTGGTAATGGTATTGACTTCTCTGCTTCTGGTAATGTTGGTGGAATGACGAGTGAACTACTAGATGATTATGAAGAAGGCTCATTTAGTCCAACACTTGCCAATGGAAATAATGGATATAGATTTCAACAAGGTACATATACTAAAATAGGTAATCTTGTTACCTTTACAGCATATATTGAAACATCAGCAACACCACCGAGTGGTAATCTTGTCTTTGGTAGTTTACCATTTACAAGTATTAGTGGTCGAAGTTGGGTATTTCCTTTTCATACAAATCGAACTTCTTTTGGAACTGCTAGTTTTGATGCGAGAGCTTACATGGGTGGGAATGCTACTACCATAATTATATACTACCCTGTAAATAGTTCCTCCTCAAATTTCCAACCTATAAATCAAAATGGTATGAATGCTGCAAATGCGAGTGCTGTATGGATTTCAGGTTCTTATCAAACAGCATCATAAATAACTAAAAAAAGATATGGCATATATTGGTTTAAAACCTACAGCAGGAGAGAATAACTCCTTTCGTATTCTCGATACGCTATCATCTTTTACTGCGACTTTTGATGGATCTTCATCATCAATAGTAAATTTAGTTGGAGATACGATTGATATATCAGATCATAGATTTGTTACAGGGCAGAGAGTAACTTATAATGATGGTGGTGGTACAGCAATCACAGGTCTTGCAGATGGTGTTTACTATGTAATTAAAGTAGATCGAAATCTAATACAACTTGCATCCAGTTTATCGAATGCAAATAGTGGCACACAAATAAATCTAACTGGTCTTGGTGTAGGATCATCACATACGTTGAATGTAGCATTTGATGGTGTAAATACAAAATTTAAAATCACACATGATAGTGGAACTCATGCAAAAGTAACTCGTGCATCACAGTTGATGATATCAATCAACGGTGTTTTACAGCAACCACATGATAGTGCAAGTCCATCTTCAGGTATCGGTATTGCTCCTGATTCAGTTATCGTATTTTCTGCAGCACCGGCAACAACTGATGTTGTATTTGGTAGTATTTTATCAACTAATTTATCTTCATTTGAAATATCAGATAATGATATTGACAACTTTACAGGTGATAATAGTACAACAGACTTCACGATGTCGAAGTCACCACCAGATCCTAGAAATATTCTGGTCACAAACAATGGTGTCGTACAATATCCAAATGATACAGTAACCACAAGAGATTATACTGTAGCAACTGATTCAAATGTTTTATCATTTACAACTGCACCGGGTAATGGTGTTAAGATTCAGGTTAGACATATCGGTTTTGCTGGCGGTGCAGGGTCGGGTGGTGTAAATCTTATTACATCTGTCTTTGGCAGAACAGGCGATATTGTTCTTACAAACTCTGATGATATCACAGTAAGAAATGTAAGTGCTGGAATTGGTACGTTCGCTAGTGCATCTATCACCGGTAACTTATCTGTAGGTGGAGTTCTAACATATCAAGATGTCACTAATGTTGATTCATTAGGCATTGGTACATTCAGAACAGGAGTGAGAGTCCTTGCTGGTGGTATTGTTATCGCTGGTATTTCTACACTTAGTGATACAACACAGTCAACTAGCACGACAACAGGTGCTGCAACATTCGCTGGTGGTGTTGGTATTGCTAAAAATTTAAATGTAGGTGGTACTGCAACTGCTACGTTATTCAGTGGCCCTTCACAAGTTGGTATTCAGTCTGGTGGTGTTCAGATTGGTGCTGGTATCACACAACTTAATTTTATTGGAGTCGGAAATACATTCGCTGTAAGTGGTACAACTGTTGATGTAAGTATATCAGGAAACTCAGGTGCTGGTGGAACATGGGGATCAAATACAACTGGTATTCATACTACAAAGATTGTTGGTATCAATACAACTACTATCGCTGGTTCTGCAACTTCAGAGGGAGCACTTCAAGTTCGTGGTAACATTTCAATTCAGGAAGGACTTCTGACTCTTGATTCTAATATTCACACATCAGTTTCAATTGGAACAGGAAGAAACGCAATGCTTATTGGCCCAACAACAGTCGCAGCAGGAGCAACAATTGATATTGCAACCGGATCAACTCTTGTGGTGGTATAATAAATAAAGAATGGAGGTAAATAAATGACTGTAATTAGACCCAATAGTGTTTCGGGAATCACAAGTATCACTGCGCAAGCGAATGAAATAAATGTATTTCGTTCAAATGGTCTACTTGCAGGTTTAAATTTAAATGGTGTAAATTTTAATACGACAGCAGGTATATCAACATTAGCAGCATTAAAGGTTACAGGTAATGTAGATATCGCTGGTGTTTTAACATATCAGGATGTCACCAATGTAGATTCATTAGGAATAGGTACATTCAGGACAGGTATTAATGTAAGTGGTGGTCAGTTAGATGTAGGAAGTAATATCAAATTAGGAAACGCAGGTGTCGTAACTGCAACAAGTTTTGTTGGAAGTGGAGCAAACTTAACAGGATTACCAGCACAAACAACAATAAACAGTAATACAGACAATTACCTTATTACTGGAACTGGAACTGCAAATACTTTACAAGGTGAAGCAAATTTAACTTTTGATGGTGTTACATTATCTAGTAATAATGGTTCAGGTGAGGGTACTATAAAAATTGGAGGACAAAATGCTGGCACTGGTGCGTCATTATTTTATGAAATTAGTGGATATACATATTTAAGAATAAAAAATCTATATCGTTCCAACGCTAGTAATGGTAATAATGCTTATATTGAATACGATGCCGGGTATCACAAGTTCCTCTCAGGAAAAAATGGTGCTAATGCACTTCGCATCGATTCAGATGGTAAATTATTACTTGGACATACTTCATCTCAATTAGTGTATGCAAATGCAAAACTACAAATACAGGGAACAGATGGCAATAGTAGTTCATTATCTTTACTTAGACATGGTAATTCTCCATATCTAATATTAGGTAGCACTGGTGGAAGTTCCCTTGGTGATACAACTGCCGTTTCAGATGGAAATCGTTTAGGTCAACTTACTTTTGTTGGTGCAGACGGAAGTGATATTGCTACTCATGCTGCCTCAATCGCTGCATATGTTGACGGATCTGTAAGTAGTAGTAACATACCAGCAGAGATGAGATTTCAATTTGGTGCAGCTGAGAATAATTCTATGGTACGCATCTCAACAGATGGATTGAGTGTAAAAAATAACACTAATACTTCTGCACTGTGTATTAATAATGTTAGAGGAACTGCATCTGCTCCAAGTTTTAACGAAACAAATGCAGATGGATTTTTAGTTGACGTTTACAATACAGGAAACCCATATCCAAGGTATGTTTCATTAGCAGCAAGAGGTTACGGAAGTGCTTCAGCAGAGATGAGTTTCTGGACAGATCCCGGAAGTGACCCGCAGAAGAGAATGACCATCTCACCCACTGGTAATATAGGTATAAAACTAACTGATCCACAGGAACCACTCAACGTTAAAGGAACTATATCTACTGGAAGAAATTTAGCAAGAGAAGTTGGTACAATCATTAATATAAGTAGTGATTACGCTGCATCCAGAGGTGCTGCTAATGTAATCAATGGTTCCAAAAACTATGAAGATTTTAATGGCAATGATTGGATCACTGCTAATGGTCAAAGAACTAATGCTAATTTTACTCTTGACTTAGGTGCACAGTACACATGTGATAGATTGGTTATATACAATCAGAATGAATATTCTAACAATGTAAGAGAAGTAAAACGATTTACTTTTGAGGGTTCTAATGATAATTCATCATGGACAACACTTTTAGATACTGAATGTGGAGCATCATATGCTCACGAACCAAATCCAGGCTTTAGTTTCAGACTACCATCAAATTACATAGATGATAATGAAGGTGTAACCTATCGTTATTGGAGATTTACGATGAAAGATTTTCATGGATCTACCTCACTTGGTGGAATCATGGAACTTGAACTTTATGAACATGCTGTAGGAGAAGCAACTGATGATGAGACAACAAGTGAAATAACATCTCACGCTGTCATGGCTAGCGACATATATGCTCAAAACATATATCATGACCTACCTGCATTCTTTGCTTGTAGAACTTCTTCACTTTCAATAAGTAATCAAACAAATACAGTTCTTGCATTTGTAACTACTCAAGGGCCTGGATTTGATACAAGTGGATATTACGATAACAGTAATTACAGATTTAATCCAAAAATTCCCGGATACTATCAAATAAATATGTGCTGTTCTGTATCTTATGGTTCTCTTCAAGCAGGTCAGATATACATCTATAAAAATGGAAGTCCATACGCATTCAGTCAACTTTATAATACTGGTGGTAATAATTATGATGATATATGTTTAACCATTAGTACTTTAGTTCACTTAGATGGTCAATCAGATTACGTAGATGCAAGAGCATGGAGAAACGGTGGTAATGGTGGTTTGGGTTCAGGTTTTTCTGATCAGCAGTGGAGTGGATATCTTGTTCGCCATGCAGGATATCGTCGTCATGGTGATGGTGCTGCATAATCTAAATAATACAAACTAATAAAGATTATGATTACAGACGGAACTTTATACGATAGAGTCATAAAACTCAGACCATCATTAACTGATGCAGATTTCAAACCAAGCAGTGGTACTGTTTCATTAGAGGATCTTTCTGATGGGAAAGGTGCTTATATTGCAAGTTGGACACATGAAACAATTACAAGACCAACTGACGATGAAATCAAAGCAGTTGTTTTATAGGATAAATAACTAAAAATATAAATGTCAAAGATAAAACTCACTGGTAGTAATAGTGGATATGTTGAGATCTCATCAGCAGCGGATGCTGGTAACTTGACATTGCAATTACCAACTGCTGGTACTGCATTATTAAGTAATGCGGGAAATGTTTTTTCTGGAATTACAACGACAGGGCAGTTAGATATAAACGGAAGTATTGATGTATCTTCAACATCAGTTTTTAATGATGATGTAACCTTTACTGGAGCATCATATAATGTCGTATGGGATAAGTCAGATAATCAATTAGAGTTTGGAGATAATGCAAAGTTATCTTTCGGAGCTTCGTCGGATTTGCAGATATATCATAATGGTTCAGATAATTATATAGATGGTAATAGTAATGCAGAAGATCATTTATACATTAGAGCAAATGTAGGATCAGATCATAGTAGTAACATCCACATTCAAGCAAAATCAGGAGAGGAATCTATTGTTTGTAGGGATGATGAGAGTGTTGAATTATATTTCAATGGTAATCAAAAGTTAAGGACTCATAATTCAGGGGTCATCATAACAGGAATCTGCACCGCAACATCATTTAGTGGTAGTGGTGAAGGACTCACACGTACATCACAATATGCATTTCGTAATCGTTTTCATAATGGGGGTATGACAGTCTCCCAAAGACTTGGCAGTACCGAAACAACTTTGAATAATAATAATTGGACTCAAATTATGGATAGATGGAAGTGTTATGAAAATACAGATGCAACTATTACAGCCACTATGGTCAGTAACATATATCCTACAGCTGGAACTGTTCCCAGTAGTTATAATTCGGTGAGACTAAAGGTAACTGGAGCAGATACAAGTTTATCATCAAGTCAACAAGTTCAATTTTCTCAAATTATTGAAGGGTATAATTGGCAGGATCTAAGATGGGGTACATCTGCAGCTAAAAGTGTTACTGTATCTTTTAGTGTGCTTGCAACAGGAGCATCAGCATCAAATGTAACTGGAACATATTGTTTACAATGCTCTAATGCTGGAACTTACAACCGTGCATATATTAAAGAGTATACAATTGATGCCATTAATACTTGGAAGAGAGTATCTCTAACATTTCCGGGAGACACTAGTGGAAGTTGGGCTACAGGAAATAATGAATCATGTAGATTTAGTTGGTTTTTGGCAGGTGATAATAATCAATATGGTTCTGCAGATACATGGTCTAGTTATAAGACCTCTACATCAAATCAAAAGAATTTTCTATCACATGTTAACAATATGATATTCATAACGGATCTTCAAGTCGAAGAGGGTACAGTAGCTACTCCGTATGAAACAAAACCTTATTCTACTGAACTTCAACTTTGTCAGCGTTATTATCAGGATATTCCTGCTAACTCTGCTGTTTATGTTCCCATGAATGGTTCATATGCCCGTATAAATGTTCTCTTTCCAACAACTATGAGAGCAACTCCATCTATAACTGTCACTCCTAGTTGGGATGGTGGCGGTGCCACAATATATGGATGTATGTTTTATAAGAGTGGTAATAATACTATGCCACGCATGCAATGTAGTTCAGAGTTTTAATTATGTCTTACACTTACAAAACACTTGGAAATTATCCTGATGAGATATCAGGTCAACCTATGCAAAATATTTTAAGAAAAGAAGATGAGGCATTTATTCCATTGGATGAAAAAAATTCTGATTATCAAACATATCTAAAAGATATACAAACTCATGGAATGTCTATTGTTGAGGTAAGTGATTGTCGTAATGGTGTGCCAGATAAATCAATGTGGCAGTATCTTGATAATGCAGAGCAATTAGTCATCGATAAATATGGTAGTGATTCAGGTAAATTGACAGCACTTCGTGAAGATAGATATGTCAGAGCAATGGAAGCAAAGTTTCCTTACGAAAAAATGACTGATGCTGCACCTATCATTAACGCAACAACACAAGAAATAAAAGACAAGTACAGACACCTACCAATGAGACGCTAATGTCAACACTAAAGACTCATAATTTACAAAGTCCTGATGCAGGAAGTGTTAATATTGTAATGGCACCAAATGCTGGTATGGTTGTTGCTGGACTATCAACATATAGTAATCAAATAAATGTCGGAAGTAATATAAAATTAGGAACTGCTGGTGTTATAACTGCAACAAGTTTTGTAGGATCTGGTGCAAACTTAACTGGAATTGCACTTACTAGTTTAAATGTAAATGGTAATACAAATAACAATTTAATAACTGCAACTGGAAATCAATATGCAGTGCAAGGTGAAGCAGGATTAACTTATGATGGTTCACAATTAATTGTAAGAGGATCAGATACTGTAACGAGTTCTGGTGGAACAAAAACAGTCGCATTGAGAGGTGGTGATGCAAATGATGAAAAAGTAAATTTATCATTTGAAACTGGTGCTGGTGGGCCAATCGCAGTAATTTCTGGAATAGCAGATGCGACTGGTGTTTATCCAAACACCACAGGATCTCTTTCATTTAATACACAAGTTGGTGGTGGTGTTTTTGAAAGACTTCGCATTACAAGTTCTGGATATCTTAAACATACAGGACTTAGAATAGGTAATAGTCAGAATAAACTTGCTATCCTTACAACACCTTCTTATAATACTAGTGAAGAAGATGTTGCATTATACATCGCAGAAAATGAATCTGGAATGAACCAGATTACTTTTGGTGGAGGAACTAGTGCTTATAATGCAGCAACTGCTATAAGATTTTTAACTGCTTCTGCTGTTAATACAACGACAGGAACTGAAAGACTTCGCATCGACTCAAGCGGCCGAGTCGTTGTTGGTGGCTCCAGTGCATATATTGGTGGTGCAGCATTAGCAGTACTAGGAACTGGTACCACTCCAAACACTTACGGAAGTTTTGCGATTGGTAAAGTAGGTGCAAACCCAACTGCAGGTACTACACTTGCAAATATCAGATTAAACGGTGGTTCGATTGGAACAAGAAGAGGTGCAGAGATAAATGCAGTTGCAAATAGTAATTGGAGTGATGGTAGTTCTCATCCTACAAAATTAACTTTTGCAGTTGCAAATGTAAACTCAGCAAGTGCAACACAAAGATTTGAAATAAATCATTATGGACATATGGTCTTCACAAATGAAAATGCGTTGCCCGCAAGTGGATCTCCGGGAACTAACGGATTCAAGGGTTTAACACAACTTGGTTATCAACACTGGGGACATAGACAATACTATTCTGGACAACAGAATTTAACTCAGAATCAATATTTTAACTTATTTTCAAATAACACTGCTCATGACGATATTATATTCTGGTTAAATATAAAAGGATATCATGGAAATAGAACTTTTGCCACAGCACATGGAGCAATTGGTGGATATGGATTGTCTGTTTCTTATCAAAGTTCATCAGGTGTGTATGGTTCTTTCAGTGGTGTTAACATAGGTACTGGAAGAGAACAACTAAGATGGACAAGTACTTCCCCATATGCTGCTAATTGGTGGATATGGGGATGGTACAGTGGAACAACTGGCACTGGCACCCATACTGGATGGTCTGCTGCACAACTTCACTAATTTACGGAGATTATTATGTCAATTCCTAAACATGCAAACGATGATGGACGTGATTTAAAACACGAAGATGGAACTGATTTTGATGATGAATTGAGATTTGTTCATTTCGATTATCTTCAAAACAAATATAAAAATGATCGGGCAAATCAATATTTGTCAATTGGAGATCAACTTGACTTATTGTACAAGGATATTATCGCAGGTACACTTGATGCAAATGGTGGTTTTGCAAAGGCAGTAAAGGCAGTTAAAGACAATAATCCTAAGTCATCATAAATAACTAAAAAGATATAAATGGCATTCACCAAGATAACTGGTTACGGTATAAGTGAGACAACCGACATTCATGTTGGTATTATCACTGCGACTAGTGGTCTGAAAGGAATTGGTATTTTTTCTGGTGGAACTGCAATTCATAGTGGTGTTATTACATCATTAAATTTTGTAGGATCTGGAAATACATTTGCAGTTGGTGGTTTAAATAATGGTGTTGTTGATATTAGTATTGCAGGTGGTGGCGGTGGAGCCGTCGGAACTGGAACTGATAAAGTTTTCTATGAAAATGATATTTCGGTTGCCCAAAGTTATACAATTAGTTCTGGTAAAAATGCCATGAGCGCAGGGCCCATTACACTCGCAGGTAGTGTAGTTGTAACAATACCAAGTGGATCTACTTGGACAGTGGTGTAAGGAGGTATTATGTCAGTACAAGTTAAAGGATCTGGAACTATCGGTGGACTTGATGAGGGTCTAGTCGTATCAGGTATCGTTACATCTTCAACTCAAATAAATGTAGGAAGTAATATAAAATTAGGAAACGCTGGTGTTATAACCGCCACTTCATTTGTAGGCAATATAACTGGAACTGCAACGCAAGTTTCATTAGCTGCTCAGTCAACCGATACTGATTGTTATCCAGTCTTCTCACTCAATGCAACAGGAAATCAAGCTCTTTATACTAAAAGTAACAGACTGAGTTTTAATTCAGCAACAGGTGCATTGAGTGCTACATCATTTGTTGGTGCTGTATCGGGAACCACAGGAACTTTTACAGGCGATGTAGATATTGCTGACACGATTGTTCATACTGGAGACACAAATACAAAAATAAGATTCCCATCTGCTGATAATATTTCATTTGAAGTTGCTGGTACTGAGAGACTTCGTATTGATAATGTAGATGGAGTAGTTGCTAAACACACTACTGCTGCAAATTTAAGAGTACAAAATTCTACTGCTGCCACTGGACAAGTAGCACAACTTGATCTTGCACCCGCCAATGGATTATCAGGGGTTCAATTAAGGGCAAATTCAGAGGAAGATTTCTCCACAGGTGCAAACAGAACTGCTTTCTTTTCAGCACATGTTAGAAAAGATGGTACATTTTATGAAAGACTTCGCATAGCAAGTGATGGCACAGTTACAGTTGGAGATGGTAATGAATTAGCAGCAGATTATGTTGCTACTATGTTGATTGATGGTGGTGGTAATTCCAAACTTACATTGCAAAGTTCGTCAACTGGAAGTGGAACTATTGCTTTCGCTGATGGTTCTAGTACTGGTGCTCAAAGAATGGCAGGATTCATCCAAATGAGTCATACCTCTTCTGATAATGGCCCTCGGTTACTTATAGGCCAAAATGATTTATCAATGCTCCATATTCGATCTCCGGGTAGTAATCGAGGACAATTAGAAGTATATGGTAATTTCAATGAAAGTACCACTCCAGCAATAGAAATAAACGATGGTGGTGATGCAAGAAAAGCATACATAACCAATTCATCTGGTGATTTAAATCTTCTTACAAGAAATGCAGGTCAAACAAAAGGACAATTGAAGATGTTTGAGAGTGGTGTTTTCTTCCATGCTCAGAAAGATCCTGATTCTACAAACGTTTTACAAACATTTAGATCTCAGACTTATAGAAATCAAACTGGTTCAACTAACCCAAGTATTACTCCTGATCAAATATTAATACAAAAAGGTAATAGTGGTACTTATGATTGTTTTTACGAGGGTAACATGACACTCACAGTAAACGGTGGTGGTAATGATCATTATCAACCAGTCGCATTTGTTCCATTGGGTTATGATCTTGACACATCGAGTTTTGGTGGACAATGGGCTGGAGAGATGTGGATGCATCAGACTGGATCACAAAATCCCACAAATTATGGTTACAGTGGATATAATACTTGGGCAACCATGTCATTTAAATGTAAATGGGATTGTGCTCATTGGAATGCAAAACCTAATGGTTTCTGGGTTGAACATTATATAAATCAAGGAAGAGCACAGATTGCGAAAATTGATGCATCTTCCACAATGTCACAGTTTGTGATATATCTTTTACCGGGTTATTATCATATTCGTTATAATTGCGTTCGTGGAATGGCAGTTCATCGTTCCTCAAGTAATGGTGGTTCAATCACATTAAGAGATGGTGGTTCAATGGCAACTTATAATACTCTAGCATACAGTTCTCGAAATACTTCTTTTGATAGTGAAATTTCACCGGGTTCTGCTAATCAGGCATATACTACTTAATATGGAGGTTTTCTAATGGCAATTACAACAGCGAGATATTGTGATGGTGGTGGTATTGAGGTTCAGTATCTTGATGACTCAGTAAAAAATGAAAGAAATGGTCTCCCAATCGTACAAACTGTTGCTGCTGACGATTCAGTAATAACGACTTGGGTTGGATTAGGAAATACGATCACACCGTTTGAATAAATAACTAAAAATATAAATGACATCTGAGATACGCACAAATTCGTTAACAAGTCGAGCTGGTTTAAGCACTGTCACATTGACAGATTCCGGCCCGATGTTTTCTGGTATCACAACATTTGTCGATAACTCTACATTCTCAGTTGGAACTGGTGGTACGATTCATGCACCGGCAACAAACACATTAAATATCGGAGTCAATAATACAGAGTCATTAAGAATTGATAGTAATAGTAATTTAAAAGTCGCAGGTATTGTGACCGCAACTCATTTTTATGGTAATGGATCAAACCTATCTGGAATATCTGCTGGCACATCATTATCAGGATCAACAAATAATACTGTCTGTACAGTCACAGGTGCGAATGCAATACAGGGTGAAGCAAACTTAACTTATGATGGAACAACTTTAAAAATTGGTGGTGACTCTGGTGTAACTGGTACATGGGGTCTAGAAGTTTATAATACTGATACATCTAATAATTTAGGTAAAGCAGTATTTGCTGGAAACCAAGGAGCAGAAATTAAGTTACAAGATACTGTATCTGGCGAAACAGTTAGAATAGCAGCAAATGGTCAAGCGTCATTTTATTCAGAAAAAGCTGGCGACCCAATGGTGTTCTATACCAAACCATCTGGAGGTTCAAATACTGCAAGACTTCTCATCGACTCAAATGGACGTTTGTTGGTAAATACCACAACTGGATTTGCTGGTGATAATACAATGATTATTGCAGGTGAAAGTCCAAGTGGTGGTACATATGATCTATATGATGGTCAATTATTAATAACTTCAACTGAGACAAGTGGTGCTGTAAATACTGGAGGAGTAATACAATTTTATGGTCATGATGGTGGTAGTTCAAGAGGTTTTGGTTCCATAAGATGTTTGAAAGAAAATGGAACCTCTGGAAATCATAATGCCTATATGGGATTTTTATTAAGAGTAAATGGTGGCAACCCAACTGAAAGACTTCGCATCTCATCGAATGGTGATATAGGAATTGGTGATAATAATCCAAATATCCGTCTTACTGTTGTTGATTCTGGAACTGAAAATTTAGTTCGTCTTGGAAGGAGTGATGGTAACAGTCATGGATCACATACAGTTAATATAAAAGCATCTAAAGATTTTTATCACAACTTTAAGATGGAGGCAAGTACCTACCAGTTACATTGTTATGATGGATCATCAATGAATGAGAGATTTCGTATTAATTCAAATGGTGAGTGTTTTATTGGAGCAAGTTATCATGGATATACAAACAGATCGACAGACCTTTCTGTAACCGGGCCTTATCAAAATCCTGCTGGAGTGTGGACTCAAGTTGGTGTCTACTCTGATGATGGTCAAGCTGCTGATAAAGGTGGAACAATAGGTTTTGGTGGACAAGATGGTTCGACACCACAACAACAGTTTGCTGCAATAAAAGGTGCAAAGGCAAATGGTACTAGTGGAAACTATGAAGGTTACATGTCATTTTTCATCAGACCTAATGGTGCGGTTAGTCAAGAAAGATTTCGTATAAATGCAAACGGAACAATTGCAGCTCTAGCTGCTGGGCCTTCAAATTTTGCTGGTTCTAGTGTACAGGAAAATTATCATCAACTTGTTAATTCTCAAGCATATACTTGGAATACGAGAATGCGTAATATGACTTGGGGTTATGGTTTACGAGTTGATGTTGCTGATGACACTACTAGAGAAGGTTTCATGCTTTACTCAGATAAATCAGGAGTAAATCAAGCTAAAGCATCAATTATAATGGACGGTACATTTCGTAGTAGAAATAATACATATACTTCATATTCTGATATTAAGTTAAAAGAAAACATTGTAGATGCTGGATCTCAATGGGATGATATAAAAGGTCTTAGGGTAAGAAACTTTAATTTTAAGATAGACGACCCTTCACAAAAAATGATTGGTGTAATTGCACAAGAAGCAGAAACTGTCTGTCCAAATTTAGTTCGAGATGTTCCTGATAGAGAAGATAAAGATGGTCAGAGAGTTGAAACAGGCACACACACAAAAGAAGTAAAATATTCTATACTTTATATGAAAGCAATCAAAGCATTACAGGAAGCAATGACTCGTATTGAAACTTTAGAACAAGATAACATCACACTCAGGGCAAGAGTTACTAACCTTGAGGGAGAATAAATAGTCAAAAAGATATATGGCACTTAGTAATCTAACAAAAGTACAAACGGTTGGTATTGGAAGCAATATTGAGGTTGTTGGTGTCGTTACAACAGGTCAGTTTAAATCAGGAACATCAAATCTTCATTCAACTGGTGTCGAACTTACTAATTTAAATGTATCTGGAATTGCTACGATTGGTGGTAATTTATCAATCGGTGGTACATTAACATATGAAGATGTAACTAATATAGATTCAATTGGTATTGTAACTGCAAGAAGTGGTATTCATATAGATGATAGTATTGTTCATATTGGAGACACAAATACAAAGATAAGATTTCCTGCTGGTGATGAAATTCAATTTGAAACTGGTGGTAGTACTAGACTTCATATTGGATCAGGAAATATAACTCAAACCATTGATTCAGATGGTGAAGGATTAATTATAACAGCAGGGAATATGAAACCTATGCTGACTGGTAATTCTAATAGATCTGCTCACAATAATACAATTTTTGGTATTAGTGGCAAATGGAATAATACTGAGGTAGGTAGAATTGCTTTTGAAGCTGGTGCTGATACTACCAATAAGGATGATGGAAAAATAAATTTATATACAAGACCTTCTGGTGGTTCTCTTACATCAAGACTTCTCATCGACTCAAACGGCTATGTGGGTATTGGAACAAATAATCCACAACGTCCTCTTACCTTGACAAGTGGAACTTCAGGTATAACAGCTGAATTTAATATACCCGATAATTCACCTACGGGAAGTGCTGGTCTAAGTTTCAATATTACTGATAGATCTCAATCAAGTACTTACGCACCGTTATCATTTAACGCAACTTTATATACATTTGGTAATTCAGGAACAGAAAGGGTTCGCATCGACAATAATGGTATACTTCTACTTGGACATACCTCTTCACCTACTTCTGATGCTGATAAACTTCAAGTAATTTCAACTGCTTCTGGAACAGGTATATGCCTTCATAATTATTCTGCAAGTAATTATGGAAACCAAATTGCATTTATGAAGTCCAGAAGCAATACAATTGGAACTAATACAGTACTCAATCAATATGATAGAATTGGAGAATTAAATTTCTATGGAAATGATGGTTCTGGAAGATCACTAGGTGCTCAAATACAAGTGAGAACAGATGGCACAACTACTAATAATAATACACCAGCATACCTTGCATTTAATACTGGATTAAACCAGTCAATGCAAACAAGACTTCGCATTTCATCATCTGGTGTATCTTGTTTTAGTAAAACTCATGCAAGCACAGGAGTTGTAGAGCCAGGTAATTTCATTCTAAATGTTCACACTGGTGCTGAATTAAATGATGGTATAAAAATAGTTACTAATCATAATAGTGGTAATCAGAACTCCGATAGTGGTAAGTTGATGTTCTGTGGTGAGGGTCAATCAAATGGTGTTTACATTTACAAAGATAATGCGATCTCGTATGGTAAAGGTGATATGGTATTCCATACAAGATCCACTGCAAATGATTATACAACACAACTTGCAGAAACAGCAAGATTTACTGCATATGGTAGATTTGGATTAGGAACAGGTGGGCCAGGTCAAACCACTGTAGATTCATTAATGCACATTGTGGGTAACTCTGATAATGGTGATGAGCACTGTCAGTTGACGATTGAGGATAGTGATGATACAGCAGGAAGTAAAGTTCCATCCATTATGTTTAAAGGTAATGGTTCACAACTTTGTAAAATAAGAGCAACTGACAGTAATATTATTAGAATCTATGATAATAATGATGCTGAAAGATGGCTTATTAATGAATATGGTGAAACTATTTCAGAAGAAAGTGAACACGGGTGGTCAACTTATGAGTATCATGCAAAATCTGGTGGAACAAGATTTCATTATCGACGAGTTGCAACTGGTGCATCTGGAACCCAAATAAACTTGATTAGAGTTAGAAGACATTATTGGGGTTCTGGAAACTACAAGATAAAAGTAAGACAAACATATTATAATGGATCATATGAATCACATTTCTGGCTAAATGGACACGCTGCTAATGGTAACACTACTTCATTTAGTATAGCCCATTCAGGTCAAAATGGTGGTAACAGTGCTTGGATTCAAAAAACTGCAACCAGTCATTCATCACCGGGTAATAACTATGCTGGATGGACAGATGTTTACGCTAATCTTGGTGCATATGAATATTATGAAATAATAATTGAGGCATCAACGATGGCATCATACAGTCACGATATTAATAACATAGGTAATGACGGTTATGCCTTACACGCATTTTAATTAGGAGTAAATTATGAAAATTCCATCAGTAAAGGATAACATGGGAAACACAATTCCATTTGAATATAGTAGACATTGGGAGTATCATCCAATCATCATTGGTGATAAGAGTTATTCTTATGATCCATCTGCACCCATACCTCCAGTGGATACAGAAAACTTTGGTAAGACAGTTCAAGAGGTTGTTGGGAAAGATGTAATTACAGATGCAATGATCGCAGATCATAAAGAGAAGGACACTTGGGAGCAGATGAGGGCATATCGAAATGAATTAATCAAATTAAGTGATTGGACACAGGGTGCAGATGTGCCTGACACGATTAAATTAAAATGGCAGTCTTATCGACAAGCACTGAGAGACATTACAAATGCATCGTCTACAAGCGATGTTGTATGGCCAACTGAACCTTCATAAGTTTTCAAATCCTGACGACTTGACAGGTTCGCTATAATACATATAATAATAGTAATATAACAACAACTCTTATGATTAACCAACTAATCACAGAGTTTCCCATATCTGATTTTCCAAAGGAAAGGAGTATCAGTAAGGAGAAAATCAACAAATATGCATACACGAAAGAAGAAGTGGATGCTCTGATTGATGCTGCTGTTGAAAAAGCAGTTGCTGAAGCCAGAAAGATAGATGAAGAGTCAATGGCGAAGCACAATCGTGATGCCACAGTTATTAGTATGATTCTTGGATTTACAACTCTTGCATTGTTTGTAGATGGTTTGTTAAGAATGTTGGGTATTATACCACCATTTATGGAGATTGATATTAATATTTTAGATAAAATTGAAACTGATATTATTGATAGGGTGAAACAAGTTCCCATTCAAAAGATATTACAATCCGGTTTTAGATGAACGACATGCTATCATTTATATACCTTGCCTCACTATTTGCTGTGGGTGGAGCAGCATTCTCTTTGATGTGGAAAAATTTAACAGACATTAAAAATCAACAAGTTCGTAGATATAGTGCAAGACCTCATCCAGAGGCCCCAAAAGAAGGAGAAGAGATTTTATACATCGGCACAAAAGTGGTGGAACCATCACCAGATTTGTACCAGTCGTTACGAGAACGCATGGATGAAATCGAAGAAGAAGATGATGATGGAGATATTGTAGTTCGACGCTGACAGTTTGTGAACTGGCACACTTGACTTCCGTACAGGGAGTCTGTATAATAGTGTATATACAATTTTATTATGATTGAAGTACTTGTACAGAAAGATCCATACAGGTATATAAAGATGCCTGATCTACTTGAGAATGGTCAACCAGACTATCGTATTCAAAAGTGGAACAATCACAATGGATATAAAGACATGTACCTCTGTGACAACTTCATGCAGTTGAAAACCGCTATCGAAGACTTTGAGTATACGAAGTGGTT